ATCAGAAAGAAAATTTAAATACTTGCTATGTAATTGAGGAATTTTAATTGATTCTAAATCTAAAACATCTTCATCAATTACAGAGTCTTTTTTCCATTCATTCTTTACAAATTCAATATCAATCATAGTTTTTTGTCATTAATGTCGTAGATATCGTATATAGTATACTTGAAAGTGGTGTCAACTGTAAAGTATTCAGTGTCTGTGTAAGTGGAATCAAAATTTAATCCACCAATACTTACAGGGAACATATCTTTGAATACTATTTTAAATTTTTTATTAAAGTTGGAATCCAATATAAACAAAATTCCATCACTATAAGTTTTATCGTTTATATCTTCTCCAGGTAGTTCATTTACTTCTCCACCATATTCTGGGTGTCCTAAATTTTTTACCCAGTTATGAATAATTGCATAATTAGATAAATTTTCATCAACCAAGAATCTGATGCTTAAATCATCAAAGGAAATTTCATCACCAGGATGAGGAACTGCATTCCATCTAGTAGATTGAACTGCTACAGATAAATTTATAGATGGTACGTTTGCAGACTGACAATAAAACGATACCTTTGGATATTTTACTAACTGAAATTGAAATCCTACTCCAGATAAAAAATTAGATGGGCAAGCAGAATTGTTTATAAAATTAGCAGCCATGGTGTTTTATTTTTATTTAGGAATAAAAAAAGGGAGCCCGAAGGCTCCCTCTGATGATTTGTGAATTAAATCACATTAGGTTTAGAACTCTAGTTCTTCTGTAGTAAACGTTGTCGTTTGCCTGAAGAGCACCAGAACGTTGGGTTAGACCACCTGCGAATGGGTTTGCGACCATGCCGTAGCGGGTCTTGAAGCCAATCTTAGGCTGGAAGGTGTCCTGACCGATGGAACGAACCATTTGGAGAGGAACGTATGGGCAATAGAAGAGACCTGCATCATATGCATTGGTTCCCTTATAACCCATTACATAGTAGTGGTCATTAGCAATGTTTGCGGAATATGGGTCAACATATACCTTGATACGACCGTTGATTGTACCAGCGAGAGTAGATGCAGTATCATCTGGGGTCTCGTTTGGATTTAGAAGTGGGGTGTAGTCGAGAAGCTTAGCAGCAGCTAGAGCACTTGCAACGTCTGCAGAGCAGATGATGAAGTTACCCTTTCCTCTACGAGTCTCATGACCGATTGCGTTTGCATCACGCTCGATTTGGAACATGAGTCCCTTCCACTTCTCTACGGACCAACGACCGTTGGAATCAACGTCGAGGTCGAAAGTACCAGCGTTAGCTACGTTGTTCTGAGCACCAGGCTTAGCAGTTACATAGATTGTACGAACTACTTCACGGTTGATTTCTGCAAGAACTTCTGTAGAAAGAATGTTTGCAAGCTCAGTCTCAGCATCAAGACCATGGATAGCCTTAAGGTCTTGTGCAAGCTCTAGAGTGTACTCAGCTTTTAGAGCACGGCTCTTTGCTGTTACAGTTACCTTCTCGATTGAGAAGCTCATTTCACGGAACTCGGAACCAGCTTCGCCTAGAGCTTCAGCAGCGTTGGTGTTCATGCCACCTACAGCTGCGTAGTTACCAGGAGATGAAGCGTTTAGTACGCTTGGGTTTACTGCGGTCTCGCCAGTTGCAGCAGAGTATGAACCACCAGCAGCAGAGAAACCTGAAGGAACTTCGTTGAAGAAAGTCTCGTTATCGAATACGTTTGGAGTAGCACCGTTACCGTTACGGTCAGCACCACGATGAGCACGCATTGCAAAGATTAGTCCAGTAGGACCGCTCATTGGCTGAACGCCACAAATGTCATAAGCAATTAGCTTAGGCATTGAACGGCGAATGAGGCTGATTAGAACAGGATCGAAACCAGCAACAGGGCCGCCTGCAGCAGCACCGCCTGAGAAGCCGTGAGCACCTACACCAGCGCCACCAGCGGTGAATGAACCAGTGCTGTTTACAGCAACTTCTGATAGAACGCCACGCTCTTCACGTAGGAATTGCTCTTGGTTCTCAAGTAGAACTGCTGTTACTGCTTTACGATGCTTGTCTGTAATTGGGGAGAGGTCGTTGTGCTCTAGAATTGGAGCCCACTTTCTCTGTAGTTGTTCTGAATTAAACATTGGGGTTAAACTCCTTGTGTGTTAAATTTATTGTTAGGAATCTGTAAATATTTATAAAATCTAGATTATCACTGAGCCCATCTGGAAACTGCATTTACATATGCAGCCATTGGTCCTTCATAGAAATCTTGATTTTTTTCAACAAGGTCTTCCACATAATTTGATTGAACTCTAGGGAAATAATTTTCCTTAATTGTTTCAACCTTTTCACGGAAAGATTCTTCACTAATAAACTCAACACCTTCTGAAAGGTTGAACAGCTTTTCCTTTTGTGTATCTGCTAAACCTTCGGATACTTCTGCAATAATTCCATTTTTAATATAAGAACCGATTTCTTTGTTTAGTGCTACATTAATGTCAATCTGCTCGTTGAGTTTCTCCTCCATTTCATCTAGCTTAGTTGCCATTTCGACAACCACATCTTGTTGTTCTTCGGGAAGATTAATGTTATTCTCCATAAAGAGATTAGCAAGACCTGTCATGAGATTTTCTGCAATTTCGGTCTTGATGCCGTTATCAATAGCAAGTGAATTTTCAGCAATCCACTGCTCGGCAACATACTCAAGGTGTGCATCTACACGAGTCTCTAGAGACTCTGCAATTTCTTCAATTTCTTCTTGAAGTCTTTGCTCGTATAGTGCTTCAAACTTTTCTAGCTCTTCAACTACTTTTGCTTTTACTGCAGCTTCAAAAATAGTTGCGGCTTTCTGCATGAAGTGCTCGGAAAGCTCTTCGCCATGGAAGAGAGCATTGAGGTCTTCAGTGACATCAATTTCAATTTCCTCAGCCTTCATTTCTGTTTTTTCCTTCTTAGAAGACTTTTTCTCTTTTTTGTCTTCCTTCTCTTCACCTTCATCTTCATCTTCATCTTCTTTTTCGTACTCTGCTTCTGCAAGTACTTCTTCTTCATCATACTCTTCTTCTTCTCTCATTCCCTTTTGACCAGGAGCGGAGCCTTGAAGACGCTGCATACCGTCTGGTGATTTTGCACCAGCATTTACTTTAGAAGATGACTTCTTTACTCTAGAAGAAGCTTTTTTGCCAATCTCATCACCTTCAGGCTTAGTGGTGGAAGAACCACCTAGTTCCTCTGGTGATGCACCCTGGCCAGGAGTGCTGTGTTGTAATTTTTCCATACGGTCTCCTGGTTTTGCGTGAGCGGTGACAACGTTTTCTTCTTCTAGAAATTCGTCAAATTCTGTATTTAATACATTGGACATTGAAAAAACCCTCTAGAAATATGTAATATTTTCTAATATTATTTATGAAATTTTTATATTACGGAGAAAACTTTCAAATACTTGAAGCTTTCTTTCAGTTAAATTATTAGAAGAGCTATTATTTATTGCTTTTCTATATCTATCAATTACCTTTTCTTCCAACATACCATTATTCCAAATCCATTCTTTTCCTTCCATAATGCCTTGTACAAAAGCATCTGGAGCAGATGGATCTGCAACAATATCTGCCGCAGTAGATAACATAAAATCATCTTTTACAATATTGACACCATTTTTTTCTTCAATGGAACCAATACCTCTAGATGAAACACCTAGTGTTACTCCAGACTCAAGAAGAGATTTTGCAATTTTACCCATAGGGGTCTCAAGGATTTGAGCCTTTCCAATAAAATTAGTTCCTTCTGATGTTAAAGAAACAATCTTATGGGAAACTCTATCCAGATTAATCGTTGGACTATCTGGATGACCTAACTCACCAAGAGCACGTCCTTTCTGCACATAATTTTCATTATATGAAGAAACTTCACGATTTAAAGTTTCAAATGGATACATACGTCCATTTCTATTTTTTAAATCAGCTTGAAGGAAAACTCCCTCAATATACATATTTTTCTTACCACCTCTTTCTTCGGTGATAACTTTAATGTTTTCAATTGTCTCGGTGATTAGTTTCATTTTAATACGGTGAATTACTCTTCTTGATAGTCTGAATTTTCTTCATACTCTATAAAACTTTCACCCTGCTCAATGTAATCGTCATCAGTTTCATAATTATTGTTACTGAAAAGATTCTGAGAAATTTCAAATTTTCTTAATTGAATTTGCTCAGTAGCTTTCCCGTATAGAGCATCATAAATTTTTTCATTTGCATTGACATTGTTTCTAGCAATAATGCTATCCACAATTTCTTGTGACAAAGACATAAAAACTCCAATCATTAATTGAAATTACAATAACTATTTATTAAAATTTACCTTTACTATAATCTGATGGAGCTATGTAATTTTTAAACTCTGAATCTAATCCACCCCCAGAAGGTCCAGCTTCACCAGATGCTGCAACATCAGTTTGCATTGGTTGTTCTGCTCCTGGAGGGAGTTGACCTTGTTGGTCCATCATCATTTCAGCTGGATCTTGAATAATTCCAAGCTGTTTTTCTTTTTCAATTTGCATATCAATCTCTTCAATTTCACCATCAGTTTGTTTGAGAATTTGTCTACGAACATACTCAACTGAAAAATATTTACCGAGGTAAGGTTCTACTTGATTTACTACATTTAATCTGTCATTTAGTAATTCTGAATTTTTTAGTTCTGTGAAATGATTGTCAAAGATATAATCATATTGAATATATTCTTTCATTTCTTCCCAATCTTCTGCTGTAATAATACCCTTTAGTAGAAGTTGAGTTCTTAGTAAATCATGGAATAAATCACTAAAACGCTTGCGAAGTCTTCCTACAAATTTAGCAAACTTAAGTTCATCTCTGGTGATTTCGTTAGTTCTTCCAATAGTAAATGAAGACTCTTGCTCTAGTCTTGACAGAGGAATATTAAGGGACTTGTAAAGTTTTTTCTGGAAATACTTAACGTCTTCTAATTCACCAAGATTTTGTCCGCCAGGAAGAGTGGTAATTTCTGTTCCACGACCACCTTCTCTACGAGGCAACCAGAAATCTTCAAGCATACTCATATGCTTTCTATCATCTCTAATTTCACCAGTTGCAGAATCATATACAACTTTATTTCTATATCTACCCATGACTTCTCGTAGATATTGTTCTGCCTTAATCTTAGGAAGATTACCTACGTCGATGTAGAAAATTCTACGCTCTGGTGCTCTTGAAAGTCTGTAAATTACAAGTGAATCTTCAATCATTCTTAATTGATTGACAGATTTAATTGCTTTGTACAAATAACTTAGTACCATGTTTCTATTATGGTCAAATAGACCAGATGGAACATAAGTTATTGCATCATCCGAGATTTTGATTCCATTTGCGTCAGAACCTTTAAATCCCTTTGGAAAGTAAATATAATATTCTAAAAATTCACCATAATCATATTTTTGCCCCTCATTAGTCATTAATGAATCGGCACTTTTTTGTTTTTTTATTTCCCTAACTCTTTTAATTTTTAAAGAATCTATATATCTTAATTCTTTGATTCCTTCTTTTGGTTTATCAAAGTCGATGATTTTGTGATAATAAATTCTTCCATCAATATACCAACGACGAAAAATATTATGGCACTTTTTATCAAAACTTAATAGACGTAAAATAGTTTTAAATTCTTCTCTAATAGATTTTTTAATTTTATCACTTACATCAAGATTAGATAATTCCACTGTCACAGGAGAATAATCTAAATCACTACTAATTGCTTCGTTTACAATATCATCAATAGCCCCATCTATTTCTGGGTGAAGTGCAATTTCTCTATATTTTCGTACCAATTCAAATTCATTATTATGCTGACCTACTCCATCCAAATCTAGATACTGACCAAAATAGGCACCTGCAGCAATAACTGAGGTGCCGTCGTCATCGTTTGGTGGTGCAGGAGAAAAAGCTTTTGCTGGCTTTTTTCTCCTGTCTTCAATTGAAAAGCCAAATAACTGAGTCATATTATAGAAGTATTTTCCTAAACGTTAAACTATTTATTTAAAGTTTTGGATTGGTTACTTCAAAGAAGTTATATTGGAATTCAACTGTAAATTCTTCAATTTGATCGTTTGCATCATAAGAAAGATCAATTGCTGAAATTGAAGAAGGCCATGCATCATAGAATTTGTATGCACGAACTACATCCATTTTTGCATCAGATCCAGTAGCATTTGCTGATGATGGAGTCTTGTCTGGTGGAACTCCATCTCTGCCTAGCTGATATACAACCATATCAGCACAGTAAGATAAACCACCATTTCTACCGCTGCTATATCCAAGCTGAGAAACGTTTTCGGTTAGAGCATTAATTCCTCTAGACCAAATTTCAAATGCTTTTCTTACTTCAAAGTTACCATCGTTAATAACAGTAACTGACCATGGTTCAAATGTTCTATCACCAGCTACCTTTAGCATTCTTCCTCTAAATGGAACTTCAATGGTTCCAATATTTGATGCTGGAATTTGAGCAGTTTTTACTAGAAATTCTGCTTGCTCGGTTGGGCCATTTCCTGCAACACTTGTTCCTGCGATATCTACAATTCCCTGTAAAGTAGGGAAATTGAGTCTAACTAGGAATAGATTAGGTCTAGCTCCACCTTTAGTGAGCTTCGATTTAAATTCTGTAATACTCCTTGCCATTGTTTTGTTCTCCTAGGTTTTCTATAGAATTAAATTAGTTTGTTAATTCACCGAAAGAAACACCAGTTCTAGTAGCAGTAAATGTGATAGTGATAAAGTTAATGCTTCTGGCTGGTTTGATATAAATTTCAGCATAAAATTCATTGGCATCAATAATATCTGCAGTGTTATTGGACTCATCACATACTACAAGGAAATCATAAATTCCTCTTCTACCTTGAACGTTTCTGAGATATGGCTCAACAGCTGATTTGAATGAGCTTCTTGTAATCTCATCATTAATTTCAAATAGTTGATACTTAGAGAATCTTGCAATATTCTTCTCAAGTTCGATGAATAGTCTACGAACATTGATTCTATTGAAAGCACTAGGAGAAGAAAGTCCAGTCTTGTCTCCGAAGAGAACAATTCCTTGACCAGGGAAAGAAACGATAGGATTAATTCTTGCAGAATATAGTCTGTCTCTTTCAGATTGCTTAGGAGAATATGCAAGCTTAGTAGCATTCTTTAGGTTTCCTCTGTTGTATCCAGCAGGAGAGAACCAAGTTTCTGAATTAATAGTTGTATTAATACATAGACCAGCTACATCTGCAGCACATGGAACATATCTATAAGTATCATTGAACTTGTCATAGATGTACTTATATCCAGAATCAAAAATTACATAGGAGCTACTTGAAATTCCGTTGAAGAAATCAATGATAGCTTCTGTTTTTTGAGTGCTGCTATTTCCGTTAATTACATCACTTCTTCTTGGAGAAATGACAGCCATGCAATCCTTTCTTGATTCTGCAATATCAATAAGCTTTAGTGCTCTTGCAGTGCTGATTTTTCCAGGGACTAGGAAATCAACATCATTGAAAGTTTCTGAATCTCTTACTAGTTCATATCCATTAGTAACTGCACTTTCAATATCTGTTAGATCGTTTACGAAATCATAATCAGTTCCGTTGCCTAGTGAAAATCCTACTACAGAAGAACCAGATACTGCAATTAGAGGATAAATTTTATTTGCACTGTTTTGAAGACCGATAGTTGCATCGGATCCTCCAAACCCACCACCTTCTAGAGTTACTCTATTTGTGGTTCCAATAAAATCTACTCCAGTTCCAGCTCCTGGATATACATATGAAGATTTTGAAGTAACTGTGCTATGGAAATAAGATACTGTACCGTCTAGGTTTGAAGCATCCTTTGCCTTAGATACATAGGTGTACTTTTCAAGAACAGTATTAGGAGTACCAGTAATGATTCCTTCTTCGTCAATTACTACAATGTGCATCTCATCAAATTTGCCACCCTTAGCAGCAACACTTGATGAAGTTCCTGGCTGAGGAGCAATGTCTCTCCACTTTAGTCCAGGTGCATACTCAAGATTATCATAGTAAGAATTATCAACTGCAGTAATAGCACCAGCAGCTAAAATTTCTACAGGAGTGCCAGAATTGTCAGTGATACTATATGTTGAAAGACCAGTTGTTGGAAGCTTTTTAGTATTATCTGCTAATACGATAAAAAGTTTGTTATCTGTGGTATCAATTTTATATACCCAACCAGTACCAACTAGTGTTGAACCATCTACGATTCTGATTGCATCGCCAGCTACTACAGCAGGATCAGTTCCAGTATAGGTTAATACCTGATCTACGCCGTGGTCTACAGCTACTACTTTGAGTGAGTTAAACTTAGAACCTGCATTTCTTCCCGCAAAATAAAATGCAGTTCCAGTATAATTTTCGTAATCAAATTGATTCTTGATGATAAAATCAGTTAAAGAACTTGCTGCATTATATGCGCTCTTTAGCTGAATTGAAGAACTTGTTGGTCTAATTACTGCAGCAATACCACCATATTGAATGATAGTTTGTGCTGCATACCATGATTCATAGTTATAGTCATTTGGCTTTCCAAATGTTTCTACTAATTCTTTCTCACTAGAAATGTATGTTACTGTATCAACAGGACCAGTTTCTGCAGCAATTACAACAAGTGCTACATTTTGATCAGATACATTAATGGTTGCTGTTAAATCAACCTCTTTTATAGTTACTCCAGGTGAAGCAAACGACATGTTTATTACCTCTATGAGATTTTTTTCTCAAAACTATTTATTTATCTTTATATTTTAACTATTGATATTCCCACATATAAGATCTATCACCATATTCATCAGTATTCCATCCTCCTCTAGTTGGAGTATCTACGGTATCTCCATAATATCTTGAATTATCTGCAACCATCCAATAGTCTCCTTTAACGTCCACAAATTCAGTTTCAGGATCTGTTAATCCATCCATAACAAACCCGAATGGAGCCATATCTTGTTCGATAGCTTCTCGTTGATCTTCAAAGATTCTTTTTCTAACATCATTAGAAGTTAATTCTCTGAAGTATGGTTGGGTAGATAACCAAGAAAAAATAACTAAACACATTGCAAGGTCATCATTAGATCCTTCTTCTGCTTCAAATGATTGATTTCTTTGAATAAAGGTTGTTAACTCACTGATGATATCATAATCTGGAATTAATAATTTATCATCTTCAATCAATGCTTTTAAGTTGGCACATCCATATTTCTTGACTGCCTTAGTCATCTTCACACCAAGTTGTGCTTTATTAGAAAATCCAGTTCCTACAATTTGACCAGATCTACCTTTCATTGCACACATGAGAAGATTATCATACTCTAAATCAAATTGAAGGATATCTGCAACCTGTCCACCAATATCATTTACTTCAACTAAGATATTTGCATTGTTATAATTTCTTCCTACAGTTTCAATAATATTTGGAAACAGAATTGGTTTTATTTGATTATTTTTATATTTGGCTACTAATTTATATGGAATAGTAGTGACATCAACAACAGTAAATGCAGAGTAATCATTACTAACTCCTCTGGCAACATCAACTGTCATTACATAATCATGTCCATCAATAGGATCTTCATAGATATCTAATCCAGCACTTTTCTTTAGTGGATCTTCATACACCATTGTACGAAGTTTATTTGGATTGATTAAGGTATCAACAGATCCTAAGAAACTACATTCAAATTCTTGTTCAAACTGTCGTTCAGAAGTATTTGCAATGGTTTCTTCTTTCCACTTTTGATCTCTTCCTGGAACATCCCACCAATTAACTTCAAGAGGAATATAACTGTTCTTTTTACGCTCAGCATCATGCCAAAGCTTGTAGAACATATTCATTCCATTTGGAGTGGAAATAATGATAACTTTAGTGGATTTACCAGAAGAAATAGTAGGATATACAGACGAGAAGAATTGCTCTGCAATATGATTTGGAATGAACGCAAATTCATCCAGGAAGATGATGTTGAAAGAGTTTCCTCGGACAGCAGATGATGAAGTAGAAGCTGCAATGATCTTAGATCCGTTTTCTAGCTCCAGTGATCCACGGTTCCAAGAACCCACGCCCTGCTGTAGCCATTTAGGCAAGTTTTCATATGATAACTGCAGTCTAGATAAAAGTTCCCTGGATGTCTCCGCTTTATTTGCAAGAATTGCTATTTTTACGTTTGCATTGAAAAGAGCATAGTGAAGAAGGTAAGAAACCACAGTAGTGGACTTACCTGTTTGTCTTGGTAGCTTTGCAATGTTAAATCTATTTCTATGAAAATTGTCAATTAATTTTTCCTGGAAATCCCACATTTCAAACGGCACAAGACCTTCATCCAGAGAAACAATTTTAATATATTTTTTTGCAAAATATATTGGATCCTCTTGACATCTTAAATATTCTTCTAATTGTTCAGATGTAAATTCAATCTGAACATTAGAAGGTTTTAGATTAGGATTACCTTTATAACTAGATCTTTCACTCATAATATTCTATTTAAATTAACAATTCCAGGCTTTAAGTGACTTATTAATTCTTGAATTAGGATCGTTTGCAGTCTTTGAAGATGTTAACTTATCTTTCATGCCTTGCATCCTTGCACAAAACGATGCTCTTCTAGGATTACCTACCTTTTTTGAAGGAGCTTTTAGGTCACTTCCAGGATTTTCTTTTTCATAAGATTTGCGCCCTTTTTCATTTAATCCACCACTTTTATTTTGCCCCTCTTTACGAGTCCATGCAGAACCTTCTTTCATTGGAAGACTTGGACCTTTTAATTTTTTTTGTGCTGCTTCTTTCTCTCCAGGGTTAGTAGTTCCTTTTGCAAGATTTCTAATTTTTGCTTGTCTTTTGGCAACATTATGCCCAGATCCAATTTCAAAACTTACATTATTTGCTTCTTCTATAAATTGTCTGTAAGTTTTTTCTTCACCTCTTAATTGTCTGTAGTGATGTTTTTTTTCAAGACCAGCATGTTTTAACCATGGATCATCGTCATTGGAAGATGGTTTAGAAACAGAAACTGTTTTAACTTTATTTGTTGAAGTTGATTTACCACCTCCATATACTACTTTTGATTTAGTTGGTCTGGTTGATTGATAAATTCTTCCACCACTTGCAGTGCGTCCTACTTCTTTTCTGCCTTTTGCTTTATCAATTAATTTTCTAATTAGACCTTCATCTAATTCTTCATCTGAAGACAAATATTCTGCCGCAGTATCAATAAAATCTGCTGCTCTTGTAATTTTAGATTGCACCCAAGCTGGCAATTGCTGGTCAGATTTGCGAATAATTTTACGAAGCATTTGAATAGATCTTTCCATTTGATCTAGTTCAAGATTTGCCATATATCCTTCATGGTCTTTGACTTTACCAGAAGCAATTTCTTTATGATCTTCTTGCATCTTTAATAATCTAGTATTCATTTCCCATGCACTAGGACCATATGAGCACTCAGATTTAATTTCTGGCTTTTGGCACAATTGACAATATCTAACTTCTTCTTTTTCTTCCTTAACAGCTTTTTTGCCGTTTTTCCATTGAGTTTTTAACTGTTTTTCCATTTTTAGTAAATGCTGGTAATAATTTGGAAATTCTGCAATATGCTGAAGAGCAATTCCGTAAGCTTCTTTATGGTTTGTTGTATGCTCTCTTTCTACAGTAGAGCCAATTTCTGCCTGTCTGATTACATAATCAACAGACACATTATGCTTTTTAGCGATCTCTTTTTCAGTAGGAATTCTCTTAGTTGCCATCACCCACCTGCCACTTGAACCTCAGTAACTGTTAATGAACCACTACCATGACCAATAGAAGCATATTTTGTTACTAGGCAGCAATTTAATGGAGAGTTTGTATCAAAATCTGCAAATGCAGAAGAGTCTAAATTAACAGTAATGGTGTTATTTGTAACAGCAGTAACTTGAACATTCCAAACACCAGTAGTGGTATTTGTCCAATTTGCATTTCCACTTCCAGTCAAACCAATATAATCTCCAACTTGGAATGCATGTGCAGGAGTTCCACCAAGAGGTACTGTTAAAACAGTGCTAGTTCCTTTAGTTGCTGCAGTAATTTTGCATCTCTTTGGAGAATAAATTTTTAGTAAAATTCCAGATTCCAATGGAATTGAAATATCATCATGAGTGGAGGTTAGTGAAGTACCACCAGAAAAATGTACATGAGCATGACTTCCAACTGCACATACCCAATAAACACCAGTTTTTACTTCATATGCAGCCGTACTTTCTACGCTAGCATTTCCAATATCTAAATGAGATAATTTTTGTACTATTTTTAATACAGACATGTAGCTAATTTGATACTATTCTTCTTTATTATTTAGTTTTGTTTGTTTTAAAAACTTTTGAAGTTCTGCAGTAGAACCAAAGAAAACAGAATTATTGACAGTAGAAGGTCCTTTTTGCACTTTATCTTCTTCTATTTCTTTTAGTTTTTTCTGTAGGTCTACTAATTTGTCTGCAAGTTCTGATACATTTTTAATACCTTGAAAAGCAACTTCATAAGCTCTTGGATGATCTGTTTGAGTTGCTACATCCATTATTCCTTTTATTGCTTGTTGCCCAGTTTCAATTAGATCATAAATTTGTTTTCTGCTGTGTTCATAATCTGCGTCCAAATCAGACTTTTTATCAGTAGATAATGAAGATTCGGTTGAAGAAATTACTTCAACTTCTGTTACTTCTTCCTCTATTGGAGTAATATTAAATGTTTTATCTAGTTCATCAAATGTTGACATACTTATTCTGCGGTTGTCCAAATTTCATTAAATCCAAAGTCATCATCTGCTTCTACAAGTAAATCATCTGCAGCGTCTATTTGACCATCATCATTAATATCTTCAAGTGCTTTTGGTGTTGCACTGTATCTAATATATCTATTAGAATTTATAGCTGTACCAATATCAACATTAACTTTCTTGATTACATCAGATGTAGTTACAGGTCCGTAGATATAAGACTTTACTGTAAATGTTAGTAGGTAAATAATTGTTCTTCTAGTTACAAAATTTCCTTCGTAATCATCTTGAATAGAAACACTATTTAAAACTATAGGAATATCTTTATACTCATTAGTCTCTTCCAGCATTTTAATAGAAATATTAAATACTGGCTGAAAATATGGAAGAATTTGTTCTAAAATTTGTACCGCATCTTCATTAGTTTTACTTATAATTGCTAGTTCAAAATCTAAATTATATGGAACTGGCATGTAATGTGAAAATGTTTTATCAGTATCTCCACTTTTTGGTGTTCTACAAATTTGGACTGGACCTAATTTTCTACTTGCATCATATGAAATATTATTTAATTCAAATGAAATTCTTGGTAATTGAATTTGGGTAGGTCTTCTTTTATCTAGATCTGGTTCTGCTTCTACTCTAGCTAAAAATTTCTCCTTGGGTCCATATGCAAAAGGAACTTTTACAGTTTGTACTGTAGCATCATTCTTGTCCTTTCGTCTAAGTTCAATATTATTGAATAATGTACCAAATCCAATAATAGTTCTTCGTATAGATTCGTTATAAAAATGTTTACCTAGCATTAGAATTCTCCCATGTTTGCATATTCACCAAATGGATTTCTTTCTGACCAATTTACAAGTCTGTCTCCTTCATCTTCAAACCATTTATTTTCGTTAAAATCATCATTTTCATTTTCAATAGAACTGAAGGTATTAATTACCCATTCTGCATTGCTAGATGAACCTATTAAAGTTTCATTATCTTTAAAAGTTCCAACAATATCTACTAATTCTAGTTCTTTATTTGTTACATCATATCTTATCACTTTTCCAGTAGCTCCACTTATTGATCCAGTAACAGTTTCATTCATAGTATAAGTTCCTTTTGGTGCAAGTACTGATTCTGCAGTAGCTCCAGTTCCACTTCCAGTAATATTAATAGCTGGTGCAATAGAGTATCCAGATCCTGGTTGAATAATATTTATACTAGTAATAACTCCGTTAGATACTACAGCAGATGCTGTTGCTTGAGTTGTTCCTGGAGTAATAGTTATGGTAGTTCCTCTAGAAGTATATCCGCTTCCTCCTGTTAATACATTAATTTCTTTGATACCATCAGTTAATTTAAATGTGATAGAGAATCCTTCATCTCTTCTAACATTATCAATTTCATCAATTCCAGTTTCAAATCTTTCATCTGCATATTCCATTAGTTCACATACTAATTGATATGTTGTAATTTGATTTAGTTGCCTGAATGGTTTATTTTGTTCTACAAACTTAATTTGGAATAATTGATTAGTTAATGGGAAATAAATTACATCTCCTTCATTAGGTCTTTGTGTAGAAATTAAATTATTTGAAGAAGAAATTAAATCTTCCCATCGTCTTTTTGAAATAATAAATGTAGCTTCTTCTGTAATTCTGACACCAAATTTGGTGAGTAAAGATCCATCTCCACCAAATCCTTGAATATCAGCAAGGTACATTTCTATTAAATAATTTTCATCAAATTTTGATAGTATATCTTCTGTGTATAGACTATCCTTGTTTACTATTTCTCTAGGAAGATAATAAACATCATGTCCATAGATTTTCAAAGACTCTATAATTAAATCTTCATAAAGTCTTTGTTCTGAATTTGTTCCGTGAGAAAAGTAAACATTTTTCATATTATCCAACCATATCTAATGGAGGTAATTCATATGTACTTAGTAATTCGGCATATAATTTTTCTATCTCTCCTTCTGCATCATCATATAATTGACGACCATTAAACGTTACTCCGCCAGGCATTTGAATGCCATCAAATTTAATTAAATTTTGTCCCCACTGTTTTTTGATTAGTGCAGTTAAATATTTTTTAACCCACATTTCATTATACAATTTTGTAAATGTATTTGGATCTAATGCTCTATAACAGTCGATAACAATAAAATCATCGACACTTTGCATTCCCCAATCTAAATCAATATAAAGTCTATTTTGAACTTTGTTAAATCTAATATCTTTATTTCCTTCTAACATGAAATCTAAGGTCTCAAGATAGGTCAAGACCATATAATAATTCATGATATCATATGAATAAAAATTATAAAAATCATTTAAGAAAAATTGATATCTGAAACCAAACATATTATTGACAAAAGCATTAGATACTTTAAAAATACCTTGAACGCCGATGACGTGATCAGGTACAGTCAAGTAACCTCTGCCTTCATCAAAATTTAAAGTTCTGGATAAATCAGAATCATTTGTATCAGTTATTGTAGTAGTGAAATTTCTTTTCTTTCCATTATCAATATCTTCTTGAGTAAGTTTGTATTTTAAATACATCCTCTCCATTCCATATAATTGAATAGTATCATCAATTAGATCTTCAATTTGATCATCATCTACGTTGATCTCAATAACTGGTTTCCCAAGTTTTCTAAGACAATATTCTTTTAATTGTACTCTGCTACTTGGTTTTGCCATTATTTGTTACCTTTTAGATTTTGAGGAATTTTCTACATATTCTGATTCATCAAAATCAGACTGAGTAGATTGTTTTTGCATAGAAGTTATAACATTATTTAAATAAATGATTTTAGCTTCTAGCATTATGTTTTGAGTTGTCAATTCAGAAATTTTTTTCTGCATTACAGACAATAAATTATTCACTTCATCTTGGTTCATAAATTTCTCCTAAGTTTTAATAAGTTCCACCATCAAGGGTTGTTGTCCATACTGGAACACCAGAACCATTTACGGTTAAAATTTGATTTGATGTAGAAACATCATTTGTTCCTGCTGCTGCAGTAGTAGTAATTCTCTTATAAGCATCAAAGAATGGAATACCATTTGTAATACCATCATCTAATTTTACCGTCTTGAAGTATGCACTTCCTACAGTACCAGAGAATACATTATTGGTATTTGTTGCATTTGGAATATATGTAAAGTAGTAATTAACTACGTCTTCACTTATTCCAGATTCATCATAACCAAAGAATCCAGTTTTAATACCATTATTATAGTATTTAAATTCAATACCACGGTCTAAATTATCATCTGCTCCCTGAGTGAAAATTAGATCAGTTCCTGAAGCAATACCACCAGTAATTGCGGTGTCAATTGTAATTTGGGTCGCACTATCAATAGAAGCGATTGTGGTTCCTACTACAATATTTGCATTACCAGAAACAA